ATATTCTTTTTATCTAAATAGTCTTAGGAAAAAGAAGAGATTCTCTCCCTGGCTCCGAAAGGATAAAGTCACGGACCTAGAAAGCATCAAAAAATACTATGGATATAGTAATGAAAAAGCGTCCCAAGCTCTGAAAATCCTGACTAAAGAACAGATTAACTTTATTAAGCAACGACTTGACACTGGAGGAATGTAATGACCATGACTGTTGAACCCACTGTAGAATGGTCTCAAGATCAAATGGTAGAAGTGGTTCTCAACGAACCAGATGACTTTCTTAAAGTTCGCGAAACTCTGACCCGTATTGGAGTTGCGTCCCGTAAGGAGAAAAAACTCTATCAGTCATGCCACATCCTGCACAAGCAGGGAAGATACTTCATTGTTCACTTTAAGGAACTGTTTGCCCTGGACGGCAAGCACGCCAACCTGACTGTGAACGATGTTCAGAGACGCAACCGCATTGTTCGTCTCCTGGCAGACTGGGGACTGATCTCTGTGGTCAAACCAGACTCTGTGACCGACATCGCACCTCTGAACCAAATCAAAGTTCTGGCATATAAGGATAAGTCAGATTGGGTACTAGAGCAGAAGTATAATATCGGAAAGAAAGGAAAGACTCAGGAAACCGAATAAAAACATACGGGGTTCACTACCCCGTTTTTTATGTTTTCTTGTATAATTAGTATGTACGCCGCAAGGGTACACAAAACACAAACTCGCTTTTAAAGGAGCTACTATCATGGGTAACCTCACACGATATACATCGTCGGATCTTCCTGCGCTGTTGGATAAAATTTCCAAGAACAGCATCGGTATGAACGACTACCTAAATAGAGTGTTCGATTTGCATGAGACAACATCGAACTATCCCCCCTACAATCTAATCACGGTCAGTAATACGGAGTCCAGACTTGAATTAGCATTGGCAGGATTTAAGAAGAAAGAAGTCAATGTCTACACACAAGATGGTAAACTCTTTGTCGAAGGTCAGAAGGAGGACAAAGAAACGGAAACAACATATCTTCACAAGGGTCTGGCTCAACGGTCGTTTACTAGAGCGTGGACGCTCTCTGACGATACAGAAGTTCGATCAGTTGATTTTGAAGATGGGTTACTGAGTATCACTCTAGGTAGGATTGTTCCCACGCACCACCAGCGAAAGGATTGGTTCTAAATACTATTGAATATCGTCGCCGCGAGGAGCACCTGGCAAAATCCAGGTTGACTCCTCCTTTTTTTATTGCTAAAATACTAGGAGGTAAGAATACAACATGACCATTAAATTAATGCTCTTCAAGTCAGGAGAGGACATCATTGCTGATGTAAGTGAGATGTGTGTTGGTGAAGGTGATGACCGTAGGGTAATTGGATATCGCTTGGAGAAACCTTGTGTTGTCAAGATGCGTAATCCTGTCCCTGCTGGAGAAGAAGGTAATGAAAAGAGGGCAGGATTTGAAGTTTCCCTGTTCCCCTGGATGCCTCTTTCTGCCGAGGTAAATATTCCTGTTCCATCCGATTGGTTAGTGACCATGGTGGAACCGATTCCCAAACTAACCCAAATGTACATTGAGGATGTCTTGACTTATGGCGAACGAAAAGAAGGAACCAAGAGTGATCAAAATGATTCTGCTGACGAACAGCGAGAGACTGATCAGTGAGATTGAAGAGGTTGGTGCTGACATCGGACAACCTGACTGCAAATTGGTCAATCCCATGGAGATTTGGGAGGGAAACAATCTTGCTCCATGGATGATGGATCACACCAAACAAGACATCTTCATGATTAGTTCGGATAAGATTATTACTCTTGCCGATCCCATGCCCACCCTACTTGAAAAATACATCGATCTCACTAAGTAATGCGCTTCTATACTAATGTCCAGTTGATTGGGAATCAGTTTCTGGTTCGTGGTGTTGATAATGGTAAAAGGTATGAGCACAGAGATGAGTTCTTCCCTACACTGTTTGTGAAGTCGAAGAAGAATACAAAGTATCGGACATTGAATGGAGAAGCAGTAGAAGAAATTCATCCCGGCAGTGTGCGTGATTGTCGGGAGTTCTACAAGAAATATGATGAAGTAGATGGATTTGCCATCTATGGAAATGATCGTTATATCTACCAATATATCTCAGAGAAGTATCCTGAGGATGAAATCAAGTTTGACATCAGTCAGATCAAACTGGTCACGATTGATATTGAGGTGTCATCAGAGCATGGATTCCCTGATGTAGAATCTGCGTCGGAAGAGATTCTTGCGATTACAATTCAGGACTACAACACCAAGGAGATTGTGACCTGGGGTGTGAAACCCTTTGTGAATAAGCAGAAGAACGTCACGTATCGCCACTGTCCCAGCGAACAGCAGTTGTTGAGTGACTTCATCAACTATTGGATGCAGGACGTGCCTGACGTGATTACAGGGTGGAACTGTCAACTGTATGATATCCCATACATCTGTAAGCGTCTCAATAGAGTTCTTGGTGAGAAGTTGATGAAGCGTTTCTCACCTTGGGGTCTGGTGACAGAGAGTGAGATCTTCGTCAAGGGTAGAAAGCAAACCATGTTTGACGTGGGTGGTGTGACCCAACTTGACTATCTGGATCTGTATAAGAAATTTACATATAAGGCACAAGAATCTTATCGTCTGGACTACATAGCTCAGGTTGAACTTGGTCAGAAGAAGCTTGACCATAGTGAGTTTGATACCTTCAAAGATTTCTATACTCATGGATGGCAGAAGTTTATTGAATACAACATCGTTGACGTAGAACTCGTCGATAGATTGGAAGATAAGATGAAATTGATTGAACTTGCCTTGACTATGGCTTATGATGCCAAGGTCAACTATGCTGACGTGTTCTATCAGGTTCGCATGTGGGACAACATCATCTATAACTATCTAAAGAGGAGAGATATTGTCATTCCTCCGAAGAGACAGTCTGACAAAAACGAAAAGTACGCAGGTGCTTATGTCAAGGAACCGATTCCAGGAAAGTATGATTGGGTTGTCAGTTTTGACCTTAACTCTCTCTATCCTCACCTTATTATGCAGTACAATATTTCCCCAGAGACACTTCTGGAGGAACGACACCCAACGGCAACAGTTGACCGAATCCTTAATGAGGAAATAAACTTTGAGTTGCACAAAGATAATGCTGTGTGTGCAAATGGTGCCATGTATCGTAAAGACATTAGGGGGTTTTTGCCCGAACTGATGGAAAAGATGTATGGTGACCGTGTTATCTTTAAGAAGCGGATGCTTCAGGCAAAGCAGGAATATGAAAAGACTCCGACTAAAGCATTGGAGAAAGAGATCGCCCGCTGCAACAATATTCAGATGGCTAAAAAGATCTCACTCAACTCTGCTTATGGTGCTATCGGTAACCAGTATTTTAGGTACTATAAACTGGCCAATGCGGAGGCGATTACGCTTTCTGGTCAAGTCTCTATCCGTTGGATTGAGCAGAAGATGAACAACTATCTAAATAATCTGTTAAAAACAGAAGACGAGGACTACGTAATTGCATCTGACACAGATTCAATTTATCTTAATCTTGGACCTCTTGTTGATAAATTTTTTGCTAATAAGTCTAGCGACAAAGCAAAGGTTGTGGAGTTACTTGATATGGTCTGTAGTGACAAACTGGAACCGTACATCGACAAATGCTATAGCGACCTGGCAACGTATGTATCGGCGTATGACCAGAAAATGCAAATGAAGCGTGAGAATATCGCTGACCGTGGTATTTGGACTGCGAAGAAGCGATACATTCTTAACGTATGGAACAGTGAGGGAGTTGCATATACTGAACCTAAACTCAAGATGATGGGTATTGAAGCAGTGAAGTCATCTACACCTGCACCTTGTAGGAAGATGATTAAAGATGCTCTGAAGTTGATGATGAGCGGCACCGAAGAAGATGTCATTGACTTCATTGACAAGAGCAGAAAAGAGTTTAAGTCCCTGCCACCAGAGCAGATTTCTTTCCCTCGTTCTGTTTCTGATGTTCTGAAATATAAGTCTCATTCTGACATCTACATTAAAGGAACTCCTATTCACTGCCGTGGAGCACTTCTTTATAACTATCATATTTTGCAGAATAAGTTGGACGCTAAGTATTCTCTTATCCAGAATGGTGAGAAGATTAAGTTCTGTTATCTGAAGAAACCAAACACCATTCATGAGAATGTCATTTCTTTCATCCAAGACTTTCCGACAGAACTCGGTCTTGACAAGTATATCGACTATGACTTACAATTTGAAAAGTCATTCCTTGAACCACTGAAAGCCATCCTTGATTCTATTGGATGGAATGTCGAAAAAACCGTAAACCTGGAATTATTTTTTGCCTGATGGACCTCCCTATCAACGATAAAGAACTTGCTACTATTGTAAGCGCATTGCGACTGGGCGGTGATGCAGCACTCTATCAAAAACTGAATACTATTAAAGAGATCCGTGATGCTAACCCAGGCGGACCTTACAAGAAGATTGCCCGTGAACAATTTGGTTTTGTACTGTAATGGATTTTTTAAAAGAGATTGTAAAAGAGATTGGCGATGACTACACCAAACTCGCATCCGACATTGATGACACTGAAAAGTATGTTGACACGGGTTCGTACATTTTTAACGGACTTGTTTCAGGGTCTATATTTGGTGGTGTATCTGGGAATAAGATTACTGCCATTGCTGGTGAGTCTAGCACTGGAAAAACTTTTTTCTCCCTTGCTGTCGTCAAGAACTTCCTTGATTCTAATCCTGATGGGTATTGCTTATATTTTGACACTGAAGCCGCTGTTAACAAGTCTCTCATCGCAAG